CTCAAATTTTCGAAAATTTCGCCGAATTACGCGATTTCGGTAAATAGTACCGGCTAGTTGTTGGCCGATCGCCCGCAATGTTGTATAATAGTCCTGTGTGACCTCGGTTCCTTCGCGGGCGCCGGGTGCTTCACCTCCTGACAGCCGGGGCTCGTAGGGGTCCCGCCTTACTTGCCCCGGTTTCTCAGGGGCGGAGGACCAGGACATGGCAGGCCGGCCGGCAACACCCGTGAAGCTACAGCTCCTCGAAGGCAATCCGAACCGACGATCGAAGAAGCAGATCGCCGACCGCCAGGCCAGTGAGATCGTCCTCGGCAACAAAACGCTTCGCCCCTCCGCCGCGCTCAAAGCCAACAAGCCCGCCCTCGCAGAGTTCAAACGCATAGTCAAAGTCTACAACGACAGCGACGCCGAGTTCCTGACAGACGCCGACGTCAAGCTGCTCGAGCGCCGGTGCTTCACTCACGCCGACTATGTGAGCGTTCGGGCCTGGCGCGAGAAGGTCATGCGTAAACGCTCTATGGATTTCGAGGAGAAGCTCTCAGCAACTCGCAGCATAGACCTCGCGCTGAGTCGCCTCAACGACCAGCTGCAGAAGATGGATCGCGAGCTGCTGCTCACTCCGCTGTCGCGTATCAGCGGGATCAACCGTTCGAAGAGCAAGGGCAAGGAGGACCCGGACATGGCTGATATGTTCGGCGACGGATGAAGAAGTCGCGAGTTCACCCGACCACCAGGTACGCCCGGGACGTTGTCGCCGGGAAGTTCACCTCGTGCAAGTGGGAGAAGCTCGCGTGCCAGCGTCACCTCCGGGATCTGAGACGGTCGAAAAGCGACAAGTGGTTCCCGTACACGTTCGACGAGTCCCGTGCTGATCGGATATTCAAGTGGTTTGCCATCTGCCGGCACGTCCGCGGACCTCTCGCTGGCAAGCCGATCGAGCTGGCACCCTGGCAACAGTTCGTACTCGGGTGCGTGTTCGGTTGGGTTCACAAGCAGCACGGTGGGCGCCGGTTCAAGACGGCGTATATCCGTGTCGCTCGAGGTAACACAAAATCGACAATGATGTCAGCGATCGCCAATTACGGAATGTGTTCCGACGCACGATACTCGCCTGCCGATTATGGCGACACTGAGACGTATGTCTTCGAGCGAGCCCCCGAAGTGGTTTGCGCCGCGGTCGACCGAGAGCAGGCGAGTATCGTGTGGGGAGACGCGCGCGAAATGGGTCTCGCGTCTCCAGAGATCGTGAAGCGTCTCGACATTCGCAAGACGACCGTCAAGCACCGGACGCGGGGCGGGAAGCTGGTCAAGCTCTCCAGGGACACGAAGAACAAGGACGGCGGGGCGCCGTGCATAATCATCATTGATGAGTACCACGCACACCCGACGTCGATCGTCAAAGACACGACGAGCTCGGGCAAGGGCAAGCGCGCGCAGTGCCTCGAGTTCATTGTCACCACGGCCGGCGAGGACGCCGAGAACAAGCCGTGCAAGATCGAGGACGACATTGTCAAGAAGATCCTCGCCGGCGATATCGAGAACGAATCATACTTCGGCATCATATTCGAGCTCGACCAGGCAGACGATCCGCACGACTCGAAGGTGTGGGAAAAAGCGAACCCTCTATTCAGGTCGAAGGGTGAGTACTCGAGAATACTCCGGGAAACGGTGAAGGAGGAACACGATCTCGCGTTCAACTCCGGAGACAACAGCAAGAAACGCCAGTGGCTGATCAAGCGGGCCAACCTCTGGCAGGTCGACAGCGAGGACCGGTATATGTCCGGACATATGGGCAAGTGGAAGAGCCTGCTCGCGCCACGTCGCGAGTTCGCCAAGCTGATCAAAGGCCGCGAGGCGTACGTCGGTGTCGACCTCTCGAAGTCGATCGACCTCACCGCCGACGCGTTCGTGTTTCCGCTTGACGACGGCCGATTCGCTGTTACCGCCCATGGTTTTATGCCCGAGGAAACCGCCACAAAGCACGTACACACTGACCGGGTGCCATATCCGGATTGGGCGAGCGAGGGCTGGTGCACCTTGACGCCCGGCAACGTCACAGACGACCGGTTCATAAAGCAGCACATACACGACATGGAGCTCGAGCACGAGGTGTCGATTAATGAGTTTTGTTACGACCCCTGGGGCGCTCGCCAGTTCGCGAACGTCATGCAGGACGACGGGTACACTTGCGTCGAGGTCAGGCAGGGCGTGATCACATTGTCGGAGCCGACAAAGAAGTTCCGCGAGCTCGTGCTGCAGGACCGTATCGTTCACGACGGAAGCCCCGTTTTGACGTGGTGCGTATCGAACGCGAGAGAGGTTTCCGACAACAACGGCAATATCAAGCTCAGCAAGAAGCACAAGGACGACAGCCAGCGTATCGACCTGATCGCCGCGGTGATCATGGCGTTCTCGCGTGCCATGCTGGCCGAGGTATCAGTCTACGAAGAGAGAGGGATGCGGTTCCTATGAACGTATTTAAGAGAGTCGCCACCGCGCTGAATTCGACGGCCTGGGATCAGATGATCCGAGACTGGCAGGCAGGGAAAGAGAGCGACGGGTCAGAGGGCATACCCGTCACGCAGGACACGGCAATGAAGTACTCGGCGGTGTTCGGCTGCTGCCGGGTCCTGGCCGAAACGTTCTGCAGCGTGGTCGTCAAGGAGTACAAGCGAACCGACCGCAGCGGCGATCGGCAGCGGACGTACGACACAAGCGCGTACGACATTCTCCACAACGTGCCAAACGACGAAATGAATCCGTTCAGTTTTTCCGAGCTCGGAATGTATCAGCTGAACCTCGGCGGGAACTTCATGTCTCGCAAGATCCGCAACAACGCCGGGGGTATTCATTCCCTGATCCCGCTCAACCATGAGTGCGTCGAGATCAAGCGCAACGAGAACACCAAGCGCGTCGAGTACGTGTTCAAGCCCAACAACGAGAAAGAAGAGACATACACACGAGACCAGGTGTTCCACGTTCCGGGGCCGTCGCTGAACGGAATCACCGGCATGAATCCAATCTCGTACGCCCGGGCAGCAATCAAGCTCGGCAAGACATACGAGATGTTCCTGCAGCAGTACTATGAGAACGGCGCGCTCCCGTCGGGCATGTTTGAACACCCCGGCACCCTGAAGGATATCGCGTACGACCGCCTGAAGGCAGACCTCGAGAAGGGGTACAAGTCGTTCCTCAACAAGGGAAAACCGCTTGTGCTCGAGGACGGGCTGAAGTACTCGCCGTTCTCGCTGGACCTGCTCGACGCACAGCTCCTCGAGAGCAAGAAGTTCCAGATCGAGGATATCTGCAGGATCTACCGGGTACCGCTTCACATGGTCCAGAACCTGGACAAGGCGACGAACAACAACATCGAACACCAGTCTCTCGAGTTCGCCATGTACACAATGCTGCCATGGTTCAAGCGTTGGGAGTCGTGCGTGAACGCTCAGCTCCTCAGCAAGGCGGAACGCCAGGCCGGGTACTATCTCGAGTACGACATGGCCAGCCTGTTGCGCGGCGACTCGAAGAGCATGGCCGAGGCGTTCGCCCGCGGTCGCCAGTGGGGCTGGCTATCAGTGAATGACATTCGTCGGCTGCTGAACATGAACAGTATACCGAACGGTGATATCTACCTGCAGCCGGTCAACATGGTCGAGGCCGGCGCGTCGGGCCTGGCTCCGGTCGACCAGAAGCTCGTCGACGAGATCCGGGCTCTCATTGAAACGCGGAAGGAGTGATATATGGCTAAGTGGTGGCATATCAAGAACCAGGGGAACAAAACCGCCGAGGTGCGAATCTATGGCGTGATTGCGAATGAGAAGTATTACGAATCGGACGTCACACCGACCGACTTTCAGAACGAGCTCGACGCCCTGGGCGATATCGAACTCCTCAACGTGTACATCAACTCGCCCGGTGGCAGCGTGTTCGCCGGCTTCGCGATCTACAACATTCTGAAGCGGCACAAGGCGGCCGTCGCGTGCCACGTGGACGGTATGGCCGCGAGCATTGCCTCGGTGATTCTGCAGGCCGGCGACGAGCGCGTGATGGCGATTAACGGCATGGTGATGATACACCAGCCGATGATACTGGCCATGGGGAACGCCACAGAGCTGCGCAAGTGGGCGGACGACCTCGACAAGATCACCGAGCCGATTATCGCGTCGTACACCGACCGGTCAACCCTCGAGCACGACAAGATTCTCGACATGATGACCGCCGAAACGTGGATGACTGCCGAGGAAGCAGTCGAGCTCGGTTTCGCCGACAAGGTCAACAGCAACAGCAAGGCGGATGCGTCGGCCGAGGACAAGAACGTCACGATTAACGGCATTACGTTCGATCTGAGCAACTTCCGAAACTTCGACGCCTCAAGGCTCGTAACAGCCAACAACCGAAACCCCGAACCGAACCCGGTACCGGCGCCGGCAGGAACAAGGCCGATCGCTCGAGTCGTAGACCCGGCAAACACACAGGAGCCCGGGCAGCGAGTCGACTATAAGCAGTACGAGGACGCGCTCGCCAAGACTGACGCGATCCTGAAATCATAGTAACCGACACCCTCAACTCAAACGAGGAGGAGCCATGCACTGGCTTGAAATGATCAAGAACGCCAAGGCGAAGCAGGAGGATATCCTGGCCAAGGCAAAGGAAGAGAATCGTCTGTTCACGGACGAGGAGCAGGCCGAGTTCGATGCGCAGCAGACGGAGATCGACAAGGCCACCGCCATGATCGAGGCGGAGAAGAAGATCCAGGCGACGAACGGGCTGCTCGGTGCGCCGGCAGAGCCGGAGCCGATCTCCCGGGTCGACGTCAAGCCGACCGACGCGCCCAAGTGGGAAAACGGGATGGGCCAGTTCCTGCAGGCCGTGGCCGTTGCCACCGCTGGCGGGAACCGTGACGAGCGCCTGGTGTACAACGCTGCACTCGGCGGTAACGAGAAGATGGGCACCGACGGCGGTTTCCTGGTCGAGCCCGAACACGCCAACGGGCTGATCAAGCGTGCGTATGAGCTCGCGCAGGTGGCAAGCCGCTGCGCTCGCAACACGATCAGCAGCAACCGCATGACGCAGAATTACGTCAAGGAGACCAGCCGGGCGACCGGTTCGCGCCTTGGCGGTGTCCGCGGGTACTGGATCGACGAGGCTGCGACCATCACCGCGTCTGCCCCGACGTTCGGTCAAATCGAGTGGAAGCTCAAAAAGCTGGCGGGGCTGTACTACGCCACCGAGGAGCTGCTGCAGGACGCAGTCGGGCTCGCGTCGTTCGCGACCGAAGCCTTCGGCGAAGAGTTCGCCTGGCTGCTTGACGACGCCGTGATGAACGGCGCCGGAGCATCTGACCCGCAGGGGATCAACAACGCCACGTGCATCGTCGAGGTGTCGAAGGAAGCCGCTCAGCTTGCCGACACGATCGTGTACGAGAACATTGTGGCCATGTGGGCGCGTCTGTGGGCACGTAGCCGCGGCAATGCTGTCTGGTTCATCAACCAGAACTGCGAGCCGCAGCTGCAGACCATGGCCATGGTTGTCGGTGCTGGCGGCGTGCCGGTGTACATGCCTGCGGGCGGTGTGGCGGCGACGCCGTACTCGACCCTTATGGGCCGGCCGATCATTCCGATCGAGCAGTGCAAGACCGTCGGCGACGCCGGCGACATTGTCCTCGCGGACATGAGCCAGTACCAGCTCGTCGAGAAGCCCGGAATCAAGGCCGATGAGTCGATTCACGTGCAGTTCCTGACGGATCAGCGCGCGTTCCGGTTCATCTATCGCGTCGACGGCCAGCCGAAATGGCAGTCGGCTCTTACCCCGGCGAATGGCACGGACACGCTCAGCCCGTTTGTGCGCCTCGAGGAGCGTGCGTAGTCGGCAGGCCGTAAGGGCTTGACCGTGCGAAGGTAGTAACGGGGAGGGGTCCGGGTGGGCCTCTCCCGAAACCACAGAAGAAGAGAGGACGAAATGAACGGATACACTCACCTCGTCAAGGGGATCGACCCTGTCGCGGACGCCTTCAGCGGCACCGTGTACACCGATGTGTACAACCTGAAGAACCACCACCGGATCGAGTTCTACATCTACAAGGGTGTAGGCGCGACCGGGACCAGCACGATCACGGTCGAGGCGTGCGACGACACGACCCCGAGCACCACAGACGCCATCCCGTTTCACTACCAGGAGATCGCCTCCGGTGACACGCATGGCGACATGACCGCCGCCACCGCGGCCGGATTCACCACGACTGCCGGGTCTTCGGGCCTGATCAAGGTCGTGGTCGAGTCTCAGGCCCTCACGAACGGGTACGGATACGTTCGTCTGGCAGCCGTCGAGGTCGTGAACAGCCCGGTTGTCGGGTGCATTATGGCAGCCCTGATCGAACCTCGTTTCGACCAGGATGTCCAGGATACCACGCTGACATAACAGCAAACCGAAGCGGCGGGGGCCTCGAGCCCCCGCCACCTCAAGCAAGGAGAAACCAATGGGAGTACTCAACGAGGGCAGGACCTACCGCCAGGCGATTCTCGGCCAGCGCGTTGACAGGGCAACCGACACCCTGCCGGCGACGACTGACGAGGCGCTTTTCAGCATCACGGGCGGGCGTGTCATGATCACGTCGATCATCGGTGAGGTTACAACCGTAATCCAGACGCAGGCCAACGACACGAAGCTGAAGTTCAACCCGACCGCCACCGGTGCCGACACGGATCTGTGTGCGGCGCTCGATATCACCGCAGACGCTGTCGGCACGCTGTACAGCATCACGGGCGATTTCTCGGACGCCATGAAGGACGGGCTCTTGTGCCTGGAAACCGACGCCGTGCTCGAGAGGGGTATCATACTCTCTGAGGGCGACATCGAGCTCGACTGCGCCGCCACGAACACCGGGTCGGTTGCGTGGTCGCTGACGTATGTTCCCATCGACGACGGGGCTGCTGTCGCCGCTGCGTAGTCGCTGAAAGTGGGGAGAATCAAAGAGCAACCCGCGGGGTCAGAAATGACCTCGCGGGATTTCGACAGGAGAGGCACATGTCAGAGGGGAAGCGCAGAGTCAAGCTGAAGCACGTTGTCAACGTCAAACCCGACGCCGATGGCTACTTCGACAACTATATCGCCGACCAGCTCGTCGCGGCTGGCCTGGCTGATGAAATCGAGGCCGCGGAGAAGCCGGCGCCGACTCCGCCACCGCCAGAAGAGAAACCAGCGCCGTCACCCGAGCCGAAGGCCAAGCCGAAGAACAAGGGCAAGGGGAAGGGAAAACGGAAATGAGCAGCCGTATACGCGTAGTCACAGGCCCGACGGTCGAGCCCGTAACGGTCGACGAGGTGAAAACCCTCACGCACGTGAGCCACTCGGTCGAGGACGATCTGATCCTTCGGTGGATCAAGACAGCCCGGCAGCTTGCCGAGGGGTACCAGTGGCGGGCGTATATCACTCAGACGCTCGAGCTGTCGTTCGACGGGTTCCCAAGCATGCCGATCGAGATCCCGCGCTCGCCCCTGCAGTCGGTGACGAGTATCAAGTATACGGACTACCTCGGCACCGAGACCACGCTGTACGAGGCAGGCAATACCGATATGTTCCTGGTCGACACTGAGGGCGAGCCCGGGCGGATCGACCTGGCGTACAATCAGGTGTGGCCGAGCGTGACCCTGCGCACACTCAGCCCGGTGCAGATAGTGTTCGTGGCCGGCTATGGTGACAGCGCCGACGACGTCCCGGACCAGGTGAAAGACGCCATTTTGATGTACTGCGGGTGGCGATACGAGAACCGCGCAGTTGAAACCGGGTGGGGCATGCGCGGGCGAGTCGTCCCGGCAGCGTTCTTTGAAATACTGAGGGACAACCGCGCGAGGAGTCAGCTGTGAACCTGGACAGACGCCCAAGGAAAAGCCCTGCAACCAACCGCAGACACCTCGTATGGATAGAGCGGCGTACGCTCACCCGTGACGGTGAGGGCGGGTATACGGAAGCCTGGGCGCGCGTGGGCGGCTCTCAGATATGGGCCAGCGTTTCACCTATCAAAGCCGTGCAGCGCCTGGATTATCAGAGCGTCGAGGTGGACGCCACGCACCTGCTGACGTTCGGCGGATACGACGACGTCGAGGAGAACGATCGCGTCTCGTTCGGGACCAGGACCTTCGAAATACTGACCATAGAGAACATTCAGGAGCGCGACTTTCTCAAGGTGTGCACGTGTAAGGAGATGCGGCCGTGACCACGTTCTCAACCAAGTACGTTACTCTGAAGAACTACGTCAAGCAGGTGGAGAAAGATATCTCCGCAGGCGAACGCAAGCGGCGCGCTGAGGCCGGTACGTACCTGAAGAGGAAGATCCGCGGCAAGATACGGAAGAGCGAAACCTCGCTCCCTGGTGAACCCCCCGGACGTGTCACAGGCAACCTGCTGCGCGGGCTGGCCTCGAGGAACATGCGCTCGCAGACGATCGTCGGGTTCCGCCCTCCCGGGTATCATGCGCTGATGCTGGAGTTCGGCACCGAGAACATGGCACCGCGGCCGGTGCTGTTTCCGACCATGGCAGAAGAAACGCCAACGCTGAAGAAAATTCTTTCGGGCCTGTGGGTGAAGTAGCAGAAGGGAAGAACGGGAAATGCCAACGTACATATTCAGCGAAGGCCCAACAGGCGATCAGAGCGGAAACCACAAAGATACTCGAATATATGAGTACTTTAAGGCTCGCGCGTACGGCGGAGAGGCATATATCGAGATATCCAACGAGCCAGGGATAGACTCGTTCGGGCTTCTGCGGTTCGACGTTTCGGCAATTGACGGTTCAGAATCTGTAATCAGTGCGACACTGAGGCTGTACCTCGCCTACAATGGTTTGTCAAGCGATAGAAGCGTTGGTGCTCGTCCGCTAAGTACCGACTGGGGCGTTTCGGCCACGAGCGAGGGAAGCTCAGAAAACACGGCCACGGGCGGACAGGCAACATGGGACAACGCGTTTGACAACAACGGAAGCGATACCGGTTGGGCGGACGGCGAGGACGCTGGTTTTTCAAGTAACGACTATGGCGCTGAAGAAGATTCCGTAACCATGGGCAGCGCCGACGCTGTCGGCACAGCCTACGATTTTGATATCACAAACATGGTGAAGGCGTGGGTCGCTGATTCTGACGACAACCACGGCGTACTGTTGCTCCCTGCCGGGTTTATGCAGGAGATTGTGCGCCTGGACTCGCAGGAATCAGCAACAGCGGCGGAACGTCCGATACTCACGGTTGAGACCGTTATCAGTTCAGCCTCCGAGTCGGCATCTGAGAGCGCCAGTGAGAGCGCTTCCGAGTCAGCGAGTGAAAGCGCTTCTGAATCTACTTCCGCTTCGGCTTCCGAATCGGCTTCACCATCAACGAGCGAGTCGGCGAGCGAGTCAACCTCGCCGAGCGCTTCTGAGTCGGCAAGCCCGTCAGAAAGCGAATCCGGCAGCGAAAGCGCGAGCGAATCAACATCAGAGAGCGCCTCGGAGTCGGTCTCTGAATCTGCTTCCGAAAGCGCCTCTGAGTCGACCAGCGAATCCGCTTCTGAAAGTGCTTCGGAGTCCGGAAGTGAAAGTGCCTCAGAGTCGGCCTCTGAATCAGCAAGCGAATCGGTGAGCGAGTCCGCGAGTGAATCGGCTTCTGAGAGTACCAGCCCTTCGGCGTCTGCAAGCTCCTCGCCAAGCGCGTCTGAGTCAACCAGCGAATCCGCTTCTGAAAGTGCTTCGGAGTCCGGAAGTGAAAGTGCCTCAGAGTCTCTAAGCTATTCTGGCTCCACCTCGGCCTCGGCCAGTGCATCGCCAAGTGCACCGCCGACCTCGTGGAAAACGATCGAGGCCGTGCTGTACGAGACCCTGACGGCCGACACTGCCCTCGCGCACTATATCAGCGATTTCGAAGGCGCCCCGGCGATATTCAGCGACCTGGCACCCGAAGAGGTCAAAAACACGGACGTGTACATGGTGTTCCGGGCCGACCACCTGGGAGATGAGAATATCGCCGCCCTGGCGTTCAACATCTACATCGACATCTATGCCCGAAGCGCCAGCCGCGCGACGGTGCGCAAGATTGTGCGGCGCGTGAAGCTCGTGCTCGATCACGTGGCTTTGCGCGATCCGGATTGTGAATTTGACACCATTCGTCTGTACCTGTTCGACGCGGGCGCCGTGCCCGAGGGAGGAGAGTCTCAGAAGGTTCACTATAACCTGCAATTCACAGCTCGCGCCGGCCGCAAGGCGTGGGCCTCGCATCTCACATAGCACAGCAAGGAGTGCAAAATGGCGGAAATCACTGTTCAGCAGATCTCAACCGATGGACTCGAGGCGGCCGCTGGCACAGCCGCAACGGCTGCAGGCGACACGTTCAAGAACAATGGCCGGACGTTTATCATTGTCGAGGACACGGGTACCACAGCCCCGACCGTCACGATCAACAGCCTGGTCAACTGCAGCCAGGGCCACGACCACAATCTCAGCGTGGCAGTCCAGTCGGGCGAAATGCGTTATATCGGACCGTTCCCGAAGGATCGTTTCAACGACTCGGACGGAATGGTTACGGTGACGTACGACGACGACACCGACGTGACGATTTCGGTTTTCTCACTCTAGCCTCGCGCCTGGAACGCGCGCAAAGGAGCCAAGACTATGGCGACACATGGCATAACAACCAACACGTACAAGCGCTTTGTCATTGACAGCGGCGCAGTGTACAAAAACTGGGGTGAGGCCGGAGAAGCACTCCTCGGCGCCACTCGCGGCGGCAACGTTTTCAAGATCGAAACCGAGCTCCGCATGATGGAAGTCGACGGAGCCCGGGGACCGGTCAAGGGCGGGAGGCGCATCACCAACGTGCTCGCGACCATAACGGCCAACTTCATCGAGGTGTCCGAGGAAATGCTTCTGCGGGCCCTTCCGGCTGCGGTGGCTGCGGACTATCCGGTGGCGCCGGCAACCAAGACGCACGACCTGATCACCAGGTCGACGGACGTCGCGGACGCCGACTACCTGACGAACATTGCAATCGTCGGGGAGTCGACGTACTCGAGCACGAACAACATCGTCGTCGTGCTTGAGAACGTGCTGTCGGATGGCAACCTCGAGGTATCCTTCGCGGACAAGGACGAGTCGGTGATTGCTGTTACGTTTACCGCTCACTACCTCCCGAGCGCCATCGACACCGAGCCGTGGAAGATATACAACCCGGTGATCGGATAGCCTGATCACCACAACGTCAAGGAGCTGAAGCAATGAGCGACACCGTCACACAGTCAGGTGAGAAGCAGTACACTATCCACCCCCTGAAAAAGAAGGATCAGAGGGTGGTCGCGGCAATGTTTGGCAAGCTCGCCGACGAGTTCGACGAGCCTGCCATTCGCCGTATTATCTCGAGTGGGTTCAGCGACGACGAGGGCAAAGCGGACAAGGAAACCGCGGACGACCGGAAGGCCAGGCTCGTGCATGTGTTCTTCGAGCTGTTCCGCAAGTGCCTGACAAAGCTCGCTGTCGACGCCGAGGAGTGGTTGGCGTCACTGATCGGCGTGAGCGTTGAGGAGTACCAGGAGCTGCCGATCGACATTGACGTCCAGATCCTGAATCAGGTCAAGGAGGCGCCCGAGGTAGAGCGTTTTTTTACTGGAGCATTGCGGCTATTCAGCGCGACGCAGGCGTTAGACAAAGCCTTGTCTCAGTTGAAAAGCTCGTACGCTTCCGCCTTCGGATCACAGCAGGAGAGCTCGACGGACTGACATTCGAGGAATTCATCTTTACCGCTGACATGATCGAGGAGGAAAGGGCGGCGCGGTTCAAGGACGACATGACCTGCGCCGCCTTTGTTGGTTGGCAGATGGGACGTTTCCAGGGGAGCATCAGCGAGCATACGACGTTTCCGAAGTACCTCAAGACGTGCGGGCTGCTCGACGGTCCGCCGCCAATGACGGAAGAAGAGCGCGCGGCAATGGTGGCCAAGGCCATGGAGAAGGCAAGCAAGATCAGAGCGGCATTTCAACCGGAGCGGGTGAATGAGTAGAGAAGTATTCAGTCTGATCGGGCGGATTCGTACCGAGGGGTTCGGGGCGGTTAAGAAGGAACTGAGCGTCCTCGACAAGAACATCACGAAGGCCGCGAACAGAATCGACAAGTTTGGCCGCGACGTTGGCAAGATCGGCGTCAATATGGCCAAAATGACGGCACCGATCGCCGCGCTCGGGGTGGCTGCATATAAGAGCGTCGAGCTCGTCACCGATCTGAATGAGACCATCTCCAAAACCGGCGAGATATTCGGGGACGCTGCCGGACAGATTGACGACTGGAGCAACTCCGCCGCGCAGGCGTTTGGCATGTCGAAGCAGCAGGGCATGGATGCCGCAAGCACGTTCGCGATATTTGGGAAGTCGGCCGGGCTGTCGGGGGATCGTCTGGCCACCTTCTCGACGAACTTCGTGCAGCTGGCTGCCGACTTTGCATCATTCCACAACGCGAAGCCGGAGGAAGCCATCACGGCGATCGGCGCCGCCCTCCGGGGAGAGAACGAGCCGATACGCCGGTTCGGTATTCTACTCGACGATGCAAGCATGCGCGCCGAAGCTCTGAAGCTCGGGCTCATTGAGACCACGAAGCAGGCGCTCACGCCGCAGGAGAAGGTCCTGGCGGCTCAGTCGCTCATATACAAGCAGTCGGCCGATGCACAGGGCGATTTCCTGCGCACCTCCGACGGCCTGGCAAACCAGACGCGTATCCTGAAGGCCGAGATCATAGACATGGCCACAGCGTTCGGTCAGGCGTTCCTCCCGGCTGCTCAGCAGGTCATGACCCTGATCCGAACCAAGCTGCTGCCGGCAGTGAAGGGCGCCGTCGAATGGTTCACGAACCTGTCCCCCGAACTCAGAAACACCATGATAATGTTCGGCGGGATTGCGGTCGCTATCGGTCCGCTGCTGATTGGTATCGGGAAGCTGATTGGGCTGGTTAAGACGCTTTGGGTGACTGTGCAGCTGCTTAATGCGACAATGTTGGCGAACCCGATCGGGCTCATTATCACACTGATCGGACTGTTGGGAATTGGTGTTGTTGCTCTGGTGAAAAACTTCGACACTGTCAAGGCGGCCTTTGTTGATCTGTTCTGGGAGATTCTATATGCCACGCGTCAAACGGTGAGCTATGTCCGCCTGGCGCTTTTTAAGGTCGTGGCGTGGATGATCGGGGTTGCCAAAGTTGCGGCGAAGGTCATACCAGGGATGGCCGATAAACTCGCATACCTCGAGGCACAGATGAAGTCGTTGGCTGCTGCTGAGGATGAGCAGATCAAGCGTCGGCGACGATTCCGGGCCGAGTCAAAGGCAGCGGCACAGGACACCGAAAAGCTCGCCAAGGCAGTCGAGAAGGCCAAGGAGGAAACGAATAAGTACTCAGCCACACTTCCCGAGCTGATCAAGACACGGAAGCGCGACACCAAGGCAACAGACGACCAAGCGAAGGCCGAGAAGAAGCTGTCCGAAGAGCGGGCGAAGTTCTCGGAGGGGTGGACTGACAAGCTGCGCGAGCAGATCATGACCCGGTCGCAGTTGCTCGAATGGGAGTACAGAGACGCCCTTTCACGTGCTGAAGAGCTCGGAGCAAGCCGGCAGGACATAGAGCTGTACTATCACATACAGCGCCTGAGACTGGCCGAGGAGGAGGCCAACGAAAAGGCACGTCTCGCACAGAAGGAAGTCGACGACCGCAAGGAAAAACTTCAGCTTACGAAGAGCCTGGCCATGCAGGCGGTCGATCAGATATTCGCGCTTATGGCCGCCGCGACAGACAACGAGATCGCCCGTATTGACCAGGCAGCCGAGAAGCGCAAGGCCGCGATCGACGAGAGTGTCCTCGGCGAGGAGGAGAAGGAACGGCAGAAGGCCGCAATCGACGAGCAGGCCGAGAAGAAGAAGCGCAACCTCATGCGCGAACAGGCCAAGCGCGACAAGGCCGCGGCGTACTTCGCCGCCATTATCAACACGTTCCAGGCCGTCAGTAAAGCCCTGACGCTCGGGTTCCCGCTCGGCCTGGTCATGGCGGTGCTGTTCGGGGTTCTCGGGATTGCGCAGGTCGCCGCAATAGCTGCCGAGCCCCTGCCACAGCTCGCCCGTGGTGGCGTTGTGAAGCGAAGCCAGGGCGGGACCGCGCTCGTGGCCGGCGAGGGTGGCGAGGACGAGATGATCCTTCCCATGCAAACGGGCGTCCGTCGAGTCGTTGGCGACGTTGTAAACGGCATACGCAGCGCTTTGGCGGGGCCTGAACTTCCGGGCTCCCTCGCGCACGGACGGCCGGCTATGGGCGGTGTCGGTGCCGGCAGTGGCGGCGGGGGGGTCCACTTCCATATCGGGACGCTTATTGCTGATGATAGCGGTATGCGAGAGCTGGAGCGACGGCAGCTGAAGTTCAGAAACCAGGAGAAGATCCGGAAGGGTGAAATCTGATGGCGCTCAACGACATATATCTCGGTGAAAGCGGCTCTGAGGTCCTTCTCAGCGCGTTTGCTCGCGAGTTCACACAGAGGCGTATCGAGGTGTCCAGGGAGGACAGGACGGCGTCAGGGCGCCTTGTGAAGGACATTAGGGCAATTAAGCTCGGGTTCTCCATTTCGTACGACATGATCAGCCATACCGACCTCACGGTGATTGCCGACCTGTACGACCTCGAGGACGAGCTCAGCCTGATTGTGACGCGTCCCGATTTCAGCCAAGACACATACACCGTGCTGCTTAAGCCCTTCGACCAAACCCGCGTAAAGAGCGTCGGGTGTGGGTATTGGGGCGGGGTAGCCCTGGAGCTCGAGGAGACATGAATGGAAGGCGCGGACGGGCTGACTCTGACTATCGGTGCTGCCGGCCTTGTGGCCGTCGGGGGGGTTGTCGTGAAACTCGTTGAGGCAATCGTCGCATGGATGGCAAAGCGGAACAACAACGGGAACGGGACGCTCAAGGGGTACATCAGCCGCGAGGACTGCCGTGATAGTATCGGCAAAATCGAGGCCCGTTTCGACCGGACCGACACGCGGATCGGGGAGCTGCATGATAAGGTCAATGACACAAACGAGAAGCTCGCCGAAATGCGCGGGTACCTGGGAAGGCATCTAGGATAGGGGGAACAGTGAGCAGGGTTTCGGTTATCATAGCCGGGCGAAATGAGAAGTACTTTCAACAGACCGTCGATTCCGTTTTGGAGTCGGCGGTCGGTGACGTTGAGGTCGTCGCCGTTGTCGACGAGGAGGAGTACTCCGGAGAGCTCGCAACAGACGACCCGTACGCGCGCCACAGCCTGCACTCTGACGACCCGCGCGTGCGTATCATTCGCCTCGAGAAGGCTATCGGCCAGCGGGCCGGGTACAACCTGGGCGTCCGGGAGTCGACCGGCGAGCACGTCATGAAGATCGACGCGCATGCCCTGCTCAGCAAGGGTTTCGACGAGGAACTCAAGAACTGCTGCGGAGACAAGGACGTTGTTCTGCCGGAAATGCGCCGGCTGAACGTTCGGGAGTGGGCACCGAAGCGGGGCGGGGAAGCCATACACATGTACTTCGGGCTCGATATGTACTGCCATTACTGGCGGGACAGAACGAAAGCGAACACCGAGAAGTGCCCGGAGATCATGACCGGACAAGGATCGTGCTGGTTCTGTACCCGGGAGTGGAATGATCGTATCGGTCTCCTCGACGAGGGCGTCGGGTCCTGGGGGAACGTCGGAATCGAGATATCGCTCCGCACGTGGCTGCAGGGTGGTCGGCAGATATGTTGTACGACAGCCTGGCAGGCTCACTATTTCCGCAAGGACGACGGCGGATTTCCGTATTCGCTGACCGGGCGGGACGTTGCGCGCGCGCACCGGTACACGCGTGAGCGGTACTTTTTCAACGATGCAGCCTTCGAACACCAGACCAGGCCGTTCGGCTGGCTGGTTCGAAAGTTTCAACCGCCAGGATGGGAGGCGTATCTCGTGGACTCGTTCAAGTCGCCCCGGGTGATAGTGTACTACACTGACTCGCAGCTGCAGCCGGAGCTCGCCAACGCTGTCAGGAAGCGGATCAAGAAGGTGTGCGGGCCGATCCCGATTATCAGCGTATCGCAGGAGCCGCTCAAGTTCGGGCGAAACGTCTGTATCGGGGAGCAGCCGCGCAAGTATAAGAGCGTGTACGAGGCCCTCCTCGCAGGCGTGAAGGCGGCGCCGGAGGGGTCGATCGTGTACCTGCTCGAGCACGACGTGTTCTATCACCCGTCGCATTTCGCGTTCCTGCCGGCCGAGCACGGGGTTCTCTATTTCAACGACAACCGGTATTACTATCACCTGGGCTGTGACACGTTCGACCTTGCCCGGGGGAAGTGTGCGCTCTCGCAGTGTGTGGCATGGCGCGATGATATCATACAGCACGCCGAGGAGCGGCTCGCGGTTGCCGGCGACGACATGACCGAGTACTTCGAAACCTGGCAGAAGCGCAGCAGCCTCAAGACTCAGGGGTTCAGCTCAGATCGGCCGAACGTCGATATCCTGCACGGGCAGAACCTGACGCTCCGGGGCAAAATGAAGAACGAATATATCCGCGGCAAGCGCAAGGGAATAGCGAACCTTCCAGGATGGGGCCGGGCTCCGCATTTCCGCAGCGTGACCGGGTACCGCAGGCAGGAGTCGAAACCGGCGCCGGCCAAGAAGGCGGTCTCGGTGAGGACGGGCGAGGTCGACGTGGCGCAGGTACTGCAGCGCAAGTTCCGCAAGCTACTCCCGCAGGTGTCTCCGGTGCGCGCCCGGAAGGTCGGGCGGTCCTGGCTGCCGGAGCTGTTTCGAACCTGTCAGTTCACGAAGGGCGCCGAGATAGGGGTCCGTAAGGGCGAGTTCTCTGAGCTGATCTGCAAAGCAAACCCGACCGTTGAGCACATGTGCGTCGACCTCTGGCGGCCGTACTATATCCACAACAGCCAGAAGAGACACGACTCGCACCTGGCAGAAGCGAAGCGCCGGCTCAAGCCGTACCGGGTGCAGTTCGTGAATATGCCGAGTATGGAAGCCGCGCGAAACGTGGAGGACGAAAGCCTCGACTATGTGTACATCGACGCCGATCACCGGTTCGACTTTGTCATGGAGGACCTGATCGCGTGGGGTCGAAAGGTCCGGCCGGGCGGGATCGTGAGCGGTCACGACTACTATCGTTTCCGCAATGCGGGCGTGGTCGATGCTGTAGACCTGTATACTCGGATGCATGGTGTGCAGGAATGGTTTGTGACGGATGAGAAAGAATCGAGCTTCTTCTGGGTGAAGCAATATGGCTGCTGATTTTGTACATGCGATATTCAAACGCGGCGATAAGATAACCGCTCCGGGGAAAGAGTATCTCGGGATCAAGGATGGCATGCTGGTCACGTGGCACGACCCGGACGTGTACGATCCCAAGTTCTCCGCATGGATGCAGCGCGTTTTTTTCTGTGTCAAGCTAAAGCGCGATCTGCTTCCGAAACTGATCGCGGGTGTTCAAGAAAGCCAGAACGCGGCCGACGGGGCCGTCGACAAGAAAACCTATCTCGCGCGCATGGCCGCAATCGACATTGCGGAAGTCGAGAGAGTGGCGGGAATTTCGGGCCTTTCCGCTGACATGGCATCTGCCGAGATCATTCCCGAGCTGGATCTTACAGCAGGTAGCGAGAAGCTGATCAAGGTGCCGACACTGCAGGCCCCGACAGTCCGCGACGTGATGAGTGTTTCGAGTGGAGCGTATGGCGTCGGAAGCGGGGACGACTACAGCGACTGGATCAGCGCGAGAGCCGATATCGCCAATCTCACAAACGATCTGAGCTTCACTCAGTCGAGCGCCTTCACCCTTAATGGTGGCTCGAACATTTCGGAGTCTCTCAACGGGCATGCGCTGACCTTTGATTCTGACACGCCCCCGGCTGGCGATCCGACTTCTGGACTCATTACGTCCATAGATTACGAGGGGTATCTATTCGGCGATTTCCAGGAGGGGGCGGGCGAGACAGTATACGAGGGGCTCTACTGGAAAAGAATCCTCGCCGGTTCAAACGAAGACGCTTCTTGTATCACTACGTCGAGCGTGAGCACCGGATTTGACCTGGTTATCAGGAAGTGCATGATAGACGGCAACGGGCATATCGGCTGCGGAGTTCGTGCCGCGGATGCTGATGTGACACACTACATCTACAACAATGTGATCTGGAGTTTCGACGGCGCGAGCGGCGACGCATACGGTCTCCACCTGGACGCTCTCCACTCCTCGTCTGTGATTGAGAATAACACGATATACAGCATTGGCGGGACGAGCTCTGCTGGTATCGATGCTGAAAACAACGCATGCACGATTCGGAATAACGCAGTATACGACTGTACAAGCTGTTTCCTGGCCGTTGGATCGGCAACCGGAAACAACAACGCGGCAAGCGATACCACAGGAGAAGATGGGGACTTCTCGAGTGGATCAGGAAACCAATCGTCGCGCAGCGCCGCGACTGATTTTGAAAGCACCACTGACACCGTCGCTGCGTTCCTGAACATTGCCAGCGGTGGCGGTCTAAAGTATGCAGGAAACGCAACCATACTCGGTGGTAACACTACCGGCATACGCGGGAACACCCGGCCGGTTTCCGGTGAAAATCCCTCAATCGGAGCCGCAGAAGTCAATCCGGGCTCCTCTTCTGCTTCTGCCAGCGAAAGCGGAAGTGAAAGTGCGTCGCCCTCAACATCAGAGTCGGCCTCTGAAAGCAGCTCGCCCTCGGCTTCAGAATCAGCCAGCCCGAGCACGTCTGAAAGTGCAAGCCCGTCAGCTTCCGAGTCCGGCAGCGAGTCCGCCTCAGAATCAGGCAGCGAGTCAGCAAGCCCCTCGGCAAGCGAGTCGGGATCTGAGAGTGCTTCCGAATCTGGCAGCGAAAGCGCGAGTGAATCGGGCTCAGAGTCCACCTCCCCCTCGACCAGCGAGTCGGCAAGTGAGAGCCCCTCAGAGAGTGGCTCAGAGTCTGCCTCAGAGAGTGCCTCGCCGTCGGCTTCTGGTGGCGGTTCTGCTTCCGAGTCGGCCAGTGAGTCGGCATCATACAGCGGGTCAGCATCAGAGAGCGCGAGCGAGTCGGCCAGCCCGTCCGGGTTCCCGACGTTTGACGAGGCAGCGGCGCTCACCGTGCGCAAGTGGGTCGGGCGTGTTACGGTCTATTGGGGCGGGGCCCTGCTGGACAACATCGAAGTCACATGGCCGGGGACCGTCGCAAACTGGCTCATGGACGAGGTCCCGCAGCTTCCCCCACAGATAGCCAACGGGGTGGACACAGTCGCGTACAAGTGGTTCCGGTGCGACGGGGTGGCCACGCTCGACGACATGGTCCTGGCGCCCGGAGACGAGGCCGCAGCGGCTCTCTACGAAATGGGATGGTGGGGCGGCACGTTCGCCGGTGCCCTGGGGGCATTTACCGACCCGCAGTACCTGCGGCTCCGCCTGGTCGAGCAGGCCGTGGCGACTGTTACGGTTGCCGGCGACGCAGCCCTCGGCGAGTACCCTGTCGACTTCACGATCAAGGTGTTCAGCGGTGTGGGCGGTTCCGTGCTCGAGGACGAGGTCGCGGTGACAGGAAACGCTCAGGTCAGCCGCGACGTATCTGTCGGGCCGGTGTCGGAAGCTACTGCCGTACTGCTGACGATCACGAAGTGGAGCGACGCCGATGCGGTGATCAAGATATCGGAGCTCTTCACCTCGGCTTCCGCGGTGTACGATGGCGACGAGATCATGACGATGAACGTGTTCGAAGAGAACGAGATCAAGAACGCAACGCTTCCGACCGGGAACATTGCAGCGAATGAGCTCGAGCTCGCTCTGAACAACGTCGACGACAAGTTCTTTCCGGCCAACGACCTGGCGCCGTATCATGCCATGGTCCGGAAGAACCGCAAGATCGTCGCCGAGATCGGGCTTGTGATACCCGACGGCGGCGGGACCGAATACATTGCCATGGGCACGTACTGGAGTGGGGACTGGAAGGTCTCCGAGGGCGGCACAACCGCTTCGACCACGGCAATGGACCGCCTCGGCCGGCTGCAGAAAATGACGTTCTCCACCAGCGAGGTCTATTTCGACTACACGATCGGACAGCTGATCGACGTGGTTATGACCGCGGCACGGCTGCAAATGTTCGATCTTGAGTACGAAGTCGACGCCGAGCTGTACGGCGACGACTACACAATACCCGTTGCGTGGTTCCCGAAGGTTTCGTTCTTCGAAGCCCTCAACACGCTGTCGGGCGCGTGCCTCGGGTCTATCTACGTGGACCGCCAGGACGTTATCCAGTGTGAAGCCCCGGCCGAGATCGGCGCGTACGAGTACGAGCTCACTGCTGACGACTATTACGAGCGCCGGCAGCCGGAGGAATCGGAGAGCGTCGAGAACCGTATCGAGGTCACAACGCAGCCGCTGCGCCTGGACCCGGACGAGGGCGAGGGCGTCGAGGTGTACCGGTCCAGCGAACCGCTCACCCTCGAGGTCGGCGAATCGCTCGAGAAGCTGATTGAGTACAGCGACAAGCCGGTCGACGGCGCAGTCTTTTCCGTCGAAGCAACAGACGGGTCCTCTTTCGTCGGTTCGGTAACGGTCAACAACTCGTATGCGTGGGGAGCTGAGCTCACCGTTGAGTGCACGACGGCCGGAGAATTCGAAATCGTGGCGGAGGGCGACCTGTACACGGTCGATGGGAAAGAGGTCGTCGTGAAGATCGACAACGACAGCCAATTCCAGTACGGCGAGCAGCGGTACGCCCTGAAGGACAACCCGCTGATCCAGACCGAAGCGCTTGCCACCAAGATCGCGGAGACGCTTCTGGAGACATACCGGGACCCGTCGCGCGACATAGAACTGAACTGGCGCGGGAACCCGAATGTCAAGCTCAACACGGTGATCCGCGCGCCGGAGTACGTCCGCGGCGCCGTCAGCAATAAGTCTGATTTCGTGGTATTCAAGCAGAAAACGATCTTCGACGGGACACTGTGCGCAACGCTCAGCGGTCGACGCGTGCGCGAGACGAATCTGGTTGTCGTCCAGGACACGGACGGCAGCGGATACGATATTCAGGATACGGACGACAGCGGGAATATCGTCTGGCAGGACTAACCGAGAGAGAGGCGACACATGCCGTCAAACGTAACGACAATCGCAGGAGCAACCCCGCTCGATTTCTACCTGGGGAACTACTCGTACGCCGACTTCGACGCTGAGGGTGTTTCGGCGAAGCTCAGGTTCAAACTGGACACCGTCACGCACCGGCTGATGTGGAAGAACGCCGCAGGGACCACGGTCAAGGCCATGGCCGACGCGTCGACTACCGCGAACCATGGATCCGCCCGGGTGCTCTTTACGGACGCCCTCGGTGCTGCAGATGCGTCCGCGGCGCTGAAGTATGACGGCAACGCTCTCGGGTTGGGCATGAGCGGTTTTCGGGGCTGGCCGAGCGGGAAGGGCATAATCCAGCTCGGGGACGAGAACGGCTTCTATGCAGACGACGACACCGAGCTGAGCGTGCTTTTCAATGCCTATTACGACGATACGGATTCGCGCTATGAATACGCCTCGACGGGCGCCGTGGCACGGCACAAGCTCGGGCCGGCGCTGCATGCTCTGCAGGTGGCCGCAAGCGGAACAGCCGACACGGAGATTACCTGGCTGGATATTCTCGAGCTCGACGCAGCGACCGCAGGATGGCCGATTCATTTCCGCAAGGGTCAGAGCGGAGCGACGGCCAGCGCAAGCGCGGATACGATGGTTATGGAGGCGGCCGGCACGGGCCTCGACTTCGAGCTCTCAATGCTTGCCGGCGACGGAAGGGACATTCGGCACTATCTCGGCGACACGACCGATCCGGACTACTTCCAGCACTTGTACTCGCGCACCAACCAGAAGCACACGTATAAGATGGGGTCCTGGAACGCGTTCACCTGGGAGGAAGATACCCGATACGCCGGCGTCGGTGTTTCGAATCCGCTCGCACACTGGCACGTGTACCATAACAGTTCGGACACGACGGCGATCCGCGAGTTTATCCGCATGACCCACGACGCACAGTACCCCGGCGACGGGTTCGGTGTGCGTATTACGGGCGTGCTCAACAACCAGACGCAGGCAACGCAGTACACCGCAGGAGCGATTGACATACTATGGGCGGACGAGAACGCCGGCCACGCCGACCAGGTGTTCCACACGACGAACGCCTGGAGCCTCGAGGAGACGCTCCGACTGATAGGTCAGGAGAACGGCGCGCAGCTGCTATCAACGGGCGCGCTGTACTTCGGTGAGCATGCCACGAACGGTACGTGGCGCATTGTTCGAAGCGGGAACGACCTCGTAATTCAGCGCCGGGAGACCGGCTCGTACGTCACCAAAAGCACTATAAGCGCGTAGCAGGAGGAAGTAGTGCACTACTGGACACTTGCGATCGGCGATATTCCGGAAGAGCTGCAGCCCATAGTTGATCACAACGTGGCTAAATGGGACATGGAGATCGTCAGGCTCGACGCGATCACCGACCTCGAGGGGATCGCGCTGGTCGAGGAGCTGACCCGCGTCTCGGATATCTACCGGCACGAGCGGGCAGCCAATAACACAGACTACGCCGAGGCGTACCTCGACCTTGATTGCAAGCTCCTGATGTCTCTCGACGAGTACGAGCCCGAGGCCCTGCCGTACTGGCCGGAGGAGACCACGCTGAGCGCCGACAAGCAGCCAGATACGTTTATCATGATCGTGTCGCCGGGCGCCGCTCAACGGGCGCTTGACATTGCCGCCGAGAAGGGCGGGGCGTTTAATACCGGTGCGTATTGCTGGCCTCGTCGCGTGTGGCGTGAGTTCAAGGGTATCACGCAGATCGACCCGTCATGCTACGAACACGGAATGTATTCTGTTAAGAGACGCCGAGCGCTGCAGGCCGCAGCCAAGGCATAACCGTCACCCCGTCAGGAGGAGTGAACAATGGAAGAGCTGAGCCTCAGAGACAGGCACGCGATTCACAACGATAACATTTACAAGATCAATCTGCTGCTCTACGATGCGAACCGGTGCAAGCTGGTCGCTGAGAAGTGCGGGCCGGCCGCCAAGCTCGACGCCCTGCTCAAGGCGATCCCGCAGCTCGAGCGGGAGCTGAGGGCATGGGAAGAGCTCAAGGCAGGACTACCCGTGCTTGAGGAAACCGAACCGACACCAAACCCGGAGGCGTAAGTTATGGCAGAATGGACCGCACCGAAGGTCGATTGGGGCGCAACCGACGCCGTCCCTCACACCGAGCTGAACAAGAACGGCGAAAACGTGCAGTGGCTGCGCAACACGATGGCCATCACCGGGTCGACTGTTGGGCGCAGCATGAGCCCCACGTCGGAGAGCACGCGCGACATGTGCATGATCACCGTGCCCGCGAATACTGTGCTCAAGCTCAAGCATTGGCGGTTCTTCTTCGACAACGAGGACGACATTCGCCTGCAGGTCGAGGTGAAGTATCGGGCCAGCGGCGCGGTTCAGTATGACAAAACCTCAACCGCGCAGTACGACGACGACGAGCTGGACGAGACCGTTATCAACACGACCGGCACCCCCCAGGATATGACGATTTGGGTCACTGTGCACAACATCAACAACTTCTCCACCCGAACAGTTAGCGGCGGCTGGTGGCTGCTGTTCGCTCTCGAGAGCTGACAAGGGGATCTGCAATGCTCAAGGTGGCTATCTATCCCGGACACGTCGGCAAGGACAGCGGCGCGATCGACACGACCGACGAATACGCCGGCGACGAGTTCCACGCCATCGAGGCGGTTGTGACGTGGGGCATTGCGGACAAAGTGGCCGGACTGCTCTGCTGCATGGGCATTGATCACACGATCGGGATCGGCTCGTTTGACAACCGGATCGCCGATACCCGCGATTGCACCATGGGAGTATCAATTCATGCGGACTCGTTCCACGATCGAACGGCTCACGGGTTCCACGTGATACACTACCCTGGCAGCGTTGCGGGCGGTTTGCTGGCCGACTCGATCGACGAGTGTCTCTCTGTGTTCGGGCACCGGAACCGCAAGCCACACGCGCGGCGTGACCTGGCAATTCTGCGCGACACGTCGTTTCCGTGTGCCCTGGTTGAGTGTGGTTTCATCAGCAACCCCGAGGAAGAGGCTGTGCTCATGCTGCGCACCAAACAGTACCGCCTCGCGTGGGCAATCGTCGGCGGGATCGTGCGGTACGTATTTGGGAAGGAGAAACCATGATGCACACCCTTGAGCGCCGTATCGTTGATTTTGCTGAGCTCAGCCGGTCGGCTCGTCCGGGCGGTGATTGGGGCGATTTGCAGCCGAGGTTCTTCGAGTGCAAGGAAACCGACGTGCAGTTCTTCTTCCTGGACCTGCCACGCGAGTACGTGTTCGTGTTCCCGGGTACCGACCCGAGAAGCGCGAAGGACTGGACAACGAACTTCATGTTCGCCAAGCGGGTGATCCCGTACGGGAACCAGAACAGCAAGATCCGCGTTCACCGCGGGTTCCTGCGGGGGTACAAGTCGGTCCGGAAGAAGGTACACGGGTGCGTCCGCAACTACGTCACCGAGAACAAGCCGATCGTCGTGGTCGGCCACAGCCAGGGCGGGGCGTTCTCCTTCCTCGGGGCGGTTGACATTCAATGGAACATGCGAGAGGGGGACCTGCAGGAGCGCCGGCGCGAGGTGTACGCCATCACGTTCGGCGCCCCTCGGGTCGGGAACAAGGCTTTCCGCAACTCCTACGTCGTGCGAGTGAAACGGACCTGGCGCTACGCGGGCGCGTTCGACGTCGTGACGCGTGTGCCGTTCGCGTGGCTCGGTTTCCGGCACGTCGGGCAGCTGGTTCGGCTGGCCTGCCGGCACGACATTCGCAAGTACATTCGGGAGCTGAAGAAAAAGCGCTAGTCGCCCGGGGTAGGGTGCACGTCGATCGTGTCTCCCATGACGTCGCTCGAGGCCGGATCTGAGATCCTGATACTCCAATACCACCTCACAGTATCAGCCGCGGTACCCGCGTCACGCGTAAACCGCATTGAGGCGCCGAGATCGAACCATTCGTACGAGGTGTCGACGTTCCACGTGTGGACGTGGGGGAGTTCGGCGTACGGGTTCAGGAGCCCGTTCCCGCTCGGGTAGCTGATATCCTGCCAACAGGTATCCAGCAGGGACCATTCATCATACGTGCCGGCCGGAGCATGCAGTACCACGGTGACGAGTGTTCCGTCCGTGTCCGATGGTCCGAGGCTTGTCGGTGAGTTCTCGGTGCAGCCAAGTATCAGCGCCACGAGTGACAGCGTGAGCAGGTACCGCATAGCCACCTCCCTGGTTGTGTGTGAACCCCATAATGGTACATCGAAACGGGCCCGGGCGCAAGCGGCACAGCCGGTTCCGTCCGTTCGTGCGGTGCTTGCCTGTTCCCTTTGTTGTCATTTCCGCAAGACCACATTTCTGGTTTCCCCTCTGTAGCGGCTCGGCGCCGGCGAGCTGGTCGATTTAGCATTTCCGACAAAGTGCAGCACCCCCCTTGACCACGTGCCCGGAATCCCGTATTATTACTTCAGGACGCCGGGACGGGTTCAACACCACACCACGCCAAGGGTAGAGCAGCGTGAACACCAACCAGACATTTGAGATCATGCGGGAAGGACTAGCGCCTGTGGTGGGCGTGATGGGCGGACCGCTCGGCTCTACCCCCGAGTACCGCCCGTCCTTCCTGCTCCTCAACACCACGGAGGTAGAGTATGCGGCAGAAGAAGAGCAACAGCAAGACAGTTACCTACTTTGTTAACGTCGAAGAAAAGACCATTGAGGTCGCTCTCGACGGTGCAAACTACGTGACGATTGCAAACTACACGCCCGGCATTCTCGGTGCCATTGTGAACGCCCGTGTAGTCGAAGGCTGCCACGTCGATATCATCACCGTCGGATAATGCCAGGTGGGGAGGGTGGTCAGTCAGGGCAGCGCTTAAAGCGGGCACCCTGCAGCCCTCCCCGGGCACAACAGGACCAGAGCACACCATGAACGCTTTCACGATTTCCCGCATGCTACCGCTTGAACGCCTTGTGAACCTGACGAAGAAGCAAGCCGAAGCGACATATCGAGAGGGCCGTCGACACTGCGTGCGTATCATGCGCGGCCGGATGGCAAACGGCAAATGGTTTGCCATGCGAACGGACGGACAGCGGGCGAGGATTATCACACAGGAGTAGACACACCATGCTGACAATCACGATCACCGGGATCGCGCTGTTCTGCGGCATCTGTGCGACATTCAATCTGGCAGTCAGGAGGGCAACGTGCTCGAGGTGACACACAACGACGACGACATTCTCGTATCCGGCGACAAGGTCACGCGACTGACCCCGGAAATGGCGATCGACCTTGCCCGGGACCTGGTCGAGCAGGCCGAGGAATTCGAGAGCCGTGAGCATGTCCTGTTTCTGGACACGGACAACGGCGACGACGCTGCCGAGGTCGAGGTCGCTCTCGCGCTCATGCTGGCGCAGCTGCAGCGGAACAACGCCCCGCTCAACTACAGCGAGATCAGAAATGCAGTAATGGTCGTTGAGAAGTGGGCCGGCATGCTGCCGAAGAAGGAAACAACCCCATCAGAGGAGCAGCACCATGATACCAGCGGAGACGATGCAGACGTTCCGATTCGCCCTGGAGAATAACGAGCGGGCCGTGGCTGAGCGGATACGGGACGCGTTCGCGACCTGCCAGTGTCACCATTGCAAGCGAGACGTATCGGTCCTGAACCAGATGCTCGACGCCCATTTCGCGCAGCCGGACCGGCTTCCTCTGGAGACCCCCAAATCAGCACCGGCCCCGGCGCCGTCGACCGATGATATCGCCGAAGCCCTGGACAGGAGATAGCAACTTGTCGCTCAGCAAGTACGTCAAGCCGCAGGAACTGCACCGTATCGAGACCGCAGCCGGGACCCTGTTTTTCGTGTTCAGCGAGGGCGAGCCGGTGGCATGGTGGGAACGTGGCGGGCGGCTTGTATGGGCGACTGACGATGAAATACGGAGGTTTCTCGGATGAGTGGGCACCGGTACCGCAGCCGCGAAATCGAACAGGCCGGGAAGGTGCGTGCAAAACGCGCGTACGTCCGGGTCTACACCGAGCCGGCCGTGATGTACCCTCACCCCATGATGCACAAATGGAAGTGTCCCGAGTGTCTGGTCCTGAACGCGGAAATGGCGAAAGGGAACACGGGCACCGGATATCGGAACTGCTCACAGTGTGGCAAGCGGTGGCGCCTATGGTGCCCGAAACAGGACAGGAGGAGCAAATGAAGCCCCAAACCGACCTATTCACCCCGCCCCGGACGACGTACCTGGTTGTCCCGGCGAAGGACAGCGACCGGAGAGCGTACCGCGAGAGGTACGGGACCGACCGGCTGTACGAGGGTCCCGAGGAGGAGCACGCCCGGATCGCCCTGCATCACAACTCAATGTGCGCCCGGGTACCGACCATCATGGCAGAGCGCCGGCCAGACGGGCGGATCGGCCGCATTGTCCACGAGGCAGCCTTCAGGAGGAAACCATGCAGACCAGCCGTATGAAGCGGACACACGCCCTCAAGAAGGGCCGACCAGGTACGAAGGCGTGGCGCAAGAAGCAGCACCAGCCGCAGGCCGTGAGCGTTCAGTCCGGGAAGCGCCGGCACAAGTCGAAGAATACGGTCTCGGCTCACGAGCTTAACGACCACACGACCGAGGAGCGCGTCGTATACCGCCGCGGTGTGCGCGTACGGCTTTTGAAGGCCAATTACGACCGCCGAAAGAGGGAGGGCCGCAACCGTGGATAAGCAAGCCCTCGCGGATCAGGTCCGTGCATACGTCGACGATTGCCTGAAGAAGGCCAAGGCGGGCATTCTGGAGCCGTCAGACCTCGAGGACTGGTCAAACCCTTGCTGCGGCGAGTTTGGCGGAGTGAGCGGTCCCTCGTGCGTTCTGTGCCCGCTGGACGGGTCGGCCTGCGAGAACCTCCAGAAGGCGTACAATCAGCTGTACGACGGCCAGGGGGGTGGCGTAGAGCCACTCCAGGCAGTCAAAGCGATTCTAGAGGGGTCTCTGTGCGCCTGGTTGAATTCTGAGCACCCTGCCGACCTGGCATCTGAGAGCGCTCAGCCGGTGACTCCCTTCGCCGGCGCCGGATCCGGGGGTGCAGCATGAAAACGATTGAGCATTTCGCGTTTTGGGCGTTCCTGATACTCCTGGCGGCGCTTCTAGCCATGGTCCTGTCAGAATGCACCTGTCGTATCAGCAAGGCCGATAGAACCATCATACAGCGCTGGCGGGACGATTGGCCGGTACCCAAGGACACATGCGAGCAGAACCCTTTCGATAGCACGGAGGCGGCCGAATAGTATGCCACGAAAGAAGCGCCACGAGTACACCTTCGAGGAAATGGTCGAGCTATGCAGGGAGAACCCCGACTGCAAATGGCCGTCGTTTCAGTTCTACCCGGCAAACTTCCTCGGCAGCAACAAGGTCAGCATGATGTCGACCGAGGCACTCGGGGCGTACGTGGTTCTTCTTTGCCGGGAGTGGCAGGAGGACGACTGTGGGCTCCCAACGGACGACGCCAGTCTGAGCCTTCTCAGCCGGACATACAACCATTGGGAGGATCTGAAAGAGCAGGTTCTTCGGTGCTTCCGATTGTATGACGGAAGGCTCTATAATGAGAAACTGGTGTTCTGTCGCACCGAATCTATTCATATACGTCATTCGCGCATTAGAGCACGTATGAGCAAAAACACCCCCACAAGTGTACCCACAATTGTGGGTACAAGTGAGGTACAAACTTCAGTTTCAGTTTCAGTTTCAGATTCAAGATCAAAAGAAGGGGGATCCAAGGGGGGGAACGGCAAGCTCCCGGAGCCTCTCAGATCAGCGGTTGCCGGATGGGTTGAGCAGCGGACCGCCAACAAGAAGAAGCCGACGGCCAGGGCAATCGAGCTCGCAGTCAACCGGGCCGAAACCTTGTGTCCGGGCGATATCCGGAGACAGGCGGAACTCTTCGACCATGCCACAGAGCACCAATGGTCCGGCCTGTACTGGCCGAAGGAATGGGGGGAGCAGCCGTCAGCAGGTCCCGAAGATATCGACGAGGATCCACTTTCGCCAGGGCATAGGCCCATGGGAGAGCAACTATGAGCAGGCCACAGCCGCACGACGTGTCGGCCGAACGTAGCATAATCGGCTCCATGATGCACGACAACAGGGTCGTCAGCACCGCAATCGACGCCGGGCTCGAGCTCCAGGACCTGTACGTTTCTGCCAACAGGGTCATTCTGAGGGCAATTCTGGCCATATACGACCGTGGGGACCAGATCGATATCGTGGTGCTGACCGATGAACTGCGCAAGCTCGGAGCCCTTGAGGCCGTGGGCGGGACGCCGTACCTGTCCGAACTCTCGCAGAACATTGCCACCGCCATCGACGTGAAGCCGTGGGTCCGGATTGTGCGCAAGCATGCCGAACGGCGCCGGGTGATACAAGCCAGCCTGCAGGCGATCAAACTTGCCGAGGACGACGAATACGACGGGGATCTAGCCGAAGCGTGCCAGAATAAGCTATTCGAGGCGACCATCACGAAGCGCCAAAGCGAACTCGTCCGGGTCGGGCAGCTCCTGCCGACGGCCTTCGAGCACATAGAGAGCTATCGGAAGGGCATTATCCAGGGCACAAAGACCGGTTTTGCTGATATTGACAAGTACACGGGCGGCTTTCACAACGGCGAGCTCGTGATTCTGGCCGGGCGGCCGTCCATGGGCAAGACTGCCCTTGCGACATGTATCGGCATGAACGCCGCCAAGCGTGGCCAGCGGGTCCTCTTTCACAGCTGCGAAATGAACCGCCAGCAGATGGTCGAGCGGATACTCTGCCTTGAGGCCCGGGTGAACATTGCGGCGATCCGGGCGGGCAAGTTCGACGACGAGCAGCATCAGGCCATGTCGTTCGCCGCCTCGACGCTCGACGAGATCCCTTTCTACATCGACGATACACCGGCCGTTTCAATGGCTCAGATTCGCTCCAGATACCAGCGCTGTGAGGCCGATCTCGTGATTATCGACTACCTGCAGCTTATGTCGGGCCTTCGTGGGCGGTCGCGCGAGGAGGAGATCGGCGGAATATCGCGCGCGCTGAAATCGTTCGCCGGCGAGATCAGCCGGCCGGTCGTCGCGCTGTCACAGCTGAGCCGGGCGGTCGAGCAGCGCAAGCCGCCGCGGCCGGTGCTATCGGACCTGCGAGAGTCTGGCTCGATCGAGCAGGACGCCGACGTGGTCATGTTCGTGTACAGGCCCGAGCGGTACCCGCAGTTCTACAAGAAATCGAACGGAAACGACCGATGGGGCCCGATCGCCCGTCGGGCGGATATCATAATCGACAAGCAGCGAAACGGTCCAGTCGGCACCGTGTGTCTCGAGTTCACCGAGTGGTGCGCTCAGTTCCACGACCGCGAGACCGACAAGTGACCAAACCACAGGAGGGAAGCATGGCAGGCAAAGGCCAGGCCAACGCAGTCGAAGTAGCATCACCCCGGGTTCCGGAGCCGTCCGCGGCTTTGTTGCAGGCAATCCAGAACATGCCACCGCGGAACATGAGCGAGGTCAAGGAGAATATCCTGGCGTCGGTGGCCGAAAGCCCCTCTCTCGCTCGGGCCTGTTTCTACTGCAAGCCCGTCGGGAAGCGGGGGAACTTCCAGCAGTTCAGCGTCGGGCCGAGTATTCGGTTCGCTGAGCTCGCGCATCAGCATTTCGGGTATCTGTGGGTGCGCACATACGTGGCCGAAGAGACACCGGTCGGGCCGAAGAAGAACAACAAGGTACAGCCCGGCACGGTCGTGACCGAAACGGTCGTGTTTGACCTGAAAACCGGCAATATCACCAGCGCCATGGACTCGAGCCCGGTCTACAGCGAGAACCGTCGCGACACGGCAATGGACCGGTCGAGGTCTCTGTCTCGCCGTGACGCTATACGGGACCTGGTCCGGCCGCAGTACGAGGCGATCGAGCGCCAGCTCAAGCAGGGTGTGATCCTCGGGTTCTGCCCGGAAGGCACAAAGGAGGAAGAACGCCTGCAGCAGGCCCGAAAGCAGCTGTGGGTGTACCTGAAGCGCAAATTCGAGAAGCTGAACGTCTCCGAGCACCAGCTTTCAAACATGGTGCAGGCGGAGCAGACGATCGACGACGGGTACGTGAAGCTCCTCGGGATACTGAACTGGCTCAACGACGGGAACGCCGACAAGGTGCACGAGGTGTTCCCTCCCTGCAGCAAGCCGCCTGTCAAGGACTGCGAGGAACTCAAGGACGCGCCGGCAGAAGAGACGCCGGCCGAAGCAGCCGAGAAGGAAGTCGCCGAACCCAAGAAGAAGGCCGAAACGGTCGATCCGCGCGTGGAATTCGAACAGCGGGTGATGGGTCAGGCCAGGAAGGCGAACCTCACTGTCGACCAGATCAACGACATTATCGCGGCTGAGTTCGACACAATCGGCGGGCTTGGCGCCGTTGCCGAGAGCGACTTCGACCGCGTGCACGACCATTTCCTGGCTATGGCCGAAGGGAAGGGCTGATATGCTGACGTTCGAACCGGAGGGGCACGTCTACAAGTGGGATGGGGTCGAGAAGGAATCTGTCACGCAGGTGCTGAGCAGGGTCGGCGCCGAGGTCGGCGGGTCCTGGCGTAGCCTCTCCGGTGCCGAGTTTATGAACAGCCCCGACGCCATGCACTTCGGCCACGTGTTCCATGATTTCGCACGGCGGGACCTGCTCGGGCACCGGTTCAAGTACGACCCCGCCCTGCAGCCATGGGTCAACGGATATCGGCAGTTCCTGGCTGAGCACACCCCCGAGCCGGTGCTGTTCGAAGGCAGGACCATGACCGAAGTTCCGCAGTACTGCCGGCGCTACGGGTACGCGTACACGCCCGACTATCCGTGCTTCCTGCGCGGCGGCCCGACGGTGCTGGACTGGAAAACCGGCGAGTCGTGGTGCGATCACTGGTGGACGCAGGCGGCGGCGTACAGCATCGGCCTCGACGAGCTCACCAACCTGCACCGGTGGCAGACCATGATCGTGCGGATCGGCCCGGACTCATTCGAGGCCCGGGTGCACACGCCCGACCAGGTCCGGCGCGACGTAAACCGCTGGATGGCCGTCCTCAGTGTGTACCGTATGGTCGTCCCGCAGATATTGACAGGGGGGGCAGCGTGAGCGAACACGACGTATGCGAACTGATACCCGACGAGCAGATGAACCAGATCGGCCGGGCCCTGAAAATGTGCAATCAGGTCATGTCGGTGCCAATCGACAGCGACATGTCGTACGCCGGCGCCGGTCAATCGCTGCGGAACCTGCGGAACCTGCGCAAGCGCCTCGAGGAGGACCGCAAAGCGCTGACGGCCGAGTATGCCGAACCGAAGAAGGTTATCGACGAGCATTACAAGCCGGTGATCGAGGTTCTGGTGTCGCTCGAGAGCGTGTTCGCGCACGACCTCGGCGAATACTACGGCAAGCGCCTCCGGCAGCTGGCACGCCGCGAGGAGTCAGAGCTCACCCGGGCCGATCGGCGCCGCGAACAACTCGAAAGCCGCGCGGACGCCGAACTGGAAAAGGCCGACAAGTACCAGATCCAGCAGCGGCACGGCATGGCCGACAAGGCCCTCGCCCGGGCTGCCGCTGCTCAAGAAGAGGCCGACTATCTGGTCGCCGCATACGAGCAGGTACCCCGTCCCGCGGGGGTTACATTCTCTGAGCGTTGGGGAATGAAGGTGTCCAGCAAGGACGACCTCGTCGCGTTCTGCATGTCAAGCCCGGAGCTGCGCAAGGCGATCCAGATCGACGAGAAGCACCTTCTCGACCTGCAGCGACGCGCACATGGCAACATGATGATCGAGGGAGCCTCTTTTCACCGCGTGTATACCCCAATCGTGGAGGGTGACAATGCCGAATAGCATGTGGATTGCGATCGTCGCGTGTGCGTTTATCGCCGGGGCAGGGGTCGGCGCCGGCATCATGGCTGCCGTTGTCGCTCACGCGTTTACGCTTCTCGCACCCGAGGAGGCAGAAGAATGCGAACCGTAGAGCTCACGATACCAGGCAAGCCGGTCGCGAAGGCCCGCGCGAAGTTCCGGGCCGTGCACACTGGCGTGTACGAGTTCAACAAGCACCGCGGCCGGAAGCAGGAGAAGGTCCACGTCGTACCACACACGCCGGCCGAGTCGGCGAAATACGAGAACCTTGTCCGCATGGCGTACGTCGAGGTGTGCCGGGACCTGCCACCGACGGACGAATTCGTTGTGATCGATGTGGTGGCGTACTTCCAGGCGCCGAAGAGCCTGCGGGCTGCGGATCGGGTGTTCGCCGAAGATGGAGTGCTTCCCCATGGCAAGAAGCCCGACGGCGACAACATTCTGAAAGCAATCAAGGACGGCCTTCGGACCGTGGCGTACCAGGACGACCGCCAGGTGTTTGACGCCCACGTTCTCAAGGCCATAAGCAACCGGCCTCGCTGTGAGGTCAAGATCACATTTCTCAATCAGGAGGAAGCAGTATGTCGACTCAGAAGGCAGGTGTCAGGCCAGGAACCGCACAGCTCAGAGGTCCCTATGACAAGGCCGACAAGCAGTTCACAGTGCTCGCTCTCGCTGCTGCAAACGCAGGCTTCGAGCTGAGGACGTTCGACGAGAAGTACAAGAAGCTCCGCAAGCCCCTGGCCGACAAGGCGAAGGCTGCCGAGGATCAGCTGTACCTCGGAAAGGCCACCGAGACGGACGTCGATTTTCTGTACATGCACGACCTCGGGCAGGTGTGGATCCGCCGCAAGGACAACGGCAAGATCGTCGAGCGCCGGGAAATGAACGAAGAGGAGCGCGAGGAGCAGGATATCTTCGACACCGAGGAAGATATCGAAGTCAACGACGACGAGGTGTAAGTATGACCGGCGCCGGTTGGCAGTATTTAGGGTCGGCCGGCGCCATGGGGATAATTATGCAAGCAGACGACCAGGTACAGCCGGAGCCGATCCGCAAGGACATAGACGAGCCGTACGCGTCCACGAAGGTCGGCCGCCTCGAGCGAAATATCAAGGAGCTGAAGCAGCAAATCGGGGGACTTGAACGCCGAAACACGTACCTCGAGGACATGGTCGCGAGGGGGGAGTCGTTCAAGGTGTGCCGGCGCCTGGTCGAGCTGCTGCAGTTCCGGAAGCACAACAAAGAGTGGTGGCATGAACTCACCGCCCTGGCAACCCGCGCGAGAAAGGTGCTCGAGTGATTGAACTGCTGAGACACCCACGAACCTTCCCCTCTGTGCTGATCGTGCTCGATATCGTGGCCGCGGCAAACTGCGGAGCTGTCGGCCAGTGGTGGAAAGTCATATACTGGACGGCTGCGGCCGTTCTCACCGTTTCCGTTACCTATGGCATGGAGTGACGGGACAGTGGACACCCGCGAACACAAGCTGCTCCCGGCACCCTTCCCCGCGACCTCTTCGCGTGTGATGGGCCTCAAGGTGCTGGAACCTCGCCGGGAGCGGCCCATTATAGCGGTGTGTGCGGTGGTGTCGGAGCCCAGCCTATACGGAAGGGACGCAAAAATACAGGCACTACCGCGCTCACCCATAAACAGGAGATATGCGCATGGATATACAGGCGATGCCAATGCAACTAGTGTACGTGGAGTGGGACGATGCCGCCGAATTGCGCACCGATGCGACATGGTTCACCCGCGACGAGCTAGAGGGCCAATCGGCAGACGTTCCGTGTTACTCTGTTGGTTGGGTTGTAGAGCGCACAGAGACGCATATGCTGCTGGTTTCGCTGCTATCGCCAACGGGTGATGGTGACGCAATGATGGGGCTTCCGTTCAAGATCCCCACACCGATGGTACGCAAAGTAACGGTAATATGTCAGCCAGGATAGGAGATACGCGCATGTCACGGAACGAAATAGTCGAAATTGATTGGATGGCCGCAGGTGCTCGCTTGGGTTGCTTGTCAGACGAAGAACAAGGGGCGTTTTTTGAGGGGTTTGCCCGCGAATTGTATGGGCCAAGCTACCAATCCCATTTCCACCGCGAAACCCAGATGCTTTATGTGCGCGACAAGATACCCGCCAAGTGGCGAGTGGTATTGAAAGAGTACCTGCCTTGTCTGTGGTGCGACGAGTCAGACGGGGAGGACTGAGGCTATGGAGAACGAGATACGAGACAGGGTGCGGAACATACTGGCGTTATATGTGTTTCCCGAGTGTGTGAACGAATGTGCCGACCATGTCTTTGCAGCCCTGACCGCTCCCGCTGATGGGTGTGATAGACCGCCATTCGACGGACAGTTGCACCTCAACGCTGATGGGTGTGAGTGCCGCCACCACGATGCGGGGGTGTACGTGTCGGACTGCCCCATGTTGGTGCGCCCCGGCGAGGTGTCGTTGGGTAAGAAGTGCCCCGACAAGCCGTGTACAATCACTGAGCCGACCAAGGGAGGAAGCAAATGAGTGATGAAACCGCAGTCATGGTGATCTTTGATAAAATGTTTGGTGTCATTCGGGACGAAGATGCCAAGGTATTTGGTAGTCCTGCCAAGGCCATTGCGGCAATAGTGGCGGCTCGTGACGAATTGGTGGAACTCATACAGAGTGCCCGTCGCACCCCAGCCACCGCTCCCGCTGATGGGTGCGAGGGGTGTATTCACCTGTCAAATGGCAGGCCAGATATTGAGTGTCACCCCTGCAAACGATACCCACACAAATACCCCGACCACTACACCCCCAAGGAGGGAGACACCAATGAGTGAGCTAAAGCCGTCAAGGCGAGAGTTGTTGTACAACCGGCTACGTGCATTCAAGCGCATGGTCAGAAGTGGGGCCGAATGCGGGATTGATGAACTGACCGAGGAGTGCGAGGCCATCGAATCCATCTACCGCACCCCAGACACAGCACCTACGGGCGAGATAGACGGGCACCGGTGTAGCATTGATTGGGCTCACAATGAAGATAAGACCGTTGTGCAGTTCTCTCGCTTCGCCACCAACAAGGTATGGGCCATAGACAAGACGGTGTATCTCACACGCGAACAAGGGGAAGCACTCCGCGCTTCTCTCACACCTACCGAACCATGCGGCACCTGTGGCTCACCGGACACGGAGCGCGAGGGCGACACGCTATGCTGTAATAGCTGCGGTGTCGTACGAGACAGGCCGCTGGGCACACCTACCGAACAGGCTAGCGGCTCACAGATCTGCAATGCGTTCGTTACCGTCGGATCGGGAACGCATTTCTATGATTGCGAGACCCTGACCTTCGACTGCTGCACGTTTTACTCCGACGAGCTGACCAGCATGGAGATCCTCGAGAAGGTGAGGGGCAAGGTCGGCGCAACTCGCTGCCTGTTCCTGGGGAAGGACCGGCGGGATCTGGACGTGTACGGGAAGCCCGCCTCGGCGCCGATCCATGGCTGGCCGAAGCCACCGCAGGGGGATATCGGGGCCTGTGAAGATACGCCCAACGAAAGGGTGCACCGTGACAAACCCAAGCTCACACCACCTACAACAGGCGGCCGTACTGTGCCGCACGGTGCATAGCTATGGCCACCCGTCCGCCTCACGAGTGCCGCAAGCCAGGGTGCCACGTCCTGACCAACACCCCGTACTGCGAGGAGCACACAAGGCCGCGAGAGAGTACGCAGAAGCCCCGGGAGAGCACGACTGACCGAGGCTATGGCCACAGCTGGCAGAAGCGCAGGGAGGCGTATCTGGCGCGTGCTGAGAACGTTCTGTGCAGACGGTGCACGGCCGCAGGTATCCGAGGTATCAGGGCTGAGCTGATACACCACAAGGACGGCAACCCCCACAACAACGACGAGAGCAACCTCGAGCCGCTGTGCAATGACTGCCACGAGCGGCACCACGGTCGCAAGCGTGCGACATGGGACGAGAACCTCGATCTCGACTGAAATCTGGTCAATACGGCTCAAAATAGGGGATAGGGGGGTGAAATCCACCCACTGTTTCGGGCCTGACT